TGGTCTGTCGCTGACTGACCCTGAGAAGTATCGCAAGATTTACGATGTTCTTTCTGAACGAGGTGTAAAGGAAGACCTTCTTGACATCGTTGATACCGTTCCTCTTGAATATGCGTATGACCTTGCAGATGACGCACCTGATGCTGAGGATGTAGTTGCTACTGCTGAACTCAAGAAGGTTGTGACGGAAGTTCTTTCGACTCTCAAGCCTCGTGAGGAACGTGTTCTTCGCAAGCGGTTCGGTATCGGTCTTGCAAAGGATTATACCCTTGAGGAAGTAGGACAGGAGTTTTGCGTTACCCGTGACCGCATTCGTCAGATTGAAGCCAAGGCACTTCGCAAGTTGAAGCATCCTTCAAAGTCGGAAAAACTTCTTTCTTTCTTGGCTGCTTGAAAAAAAGTGTTGACAGATTCGTTTTAGTGTGGTATAGTTAATTATAAACTGAGATAAGGAAAGACGACATGGCATATGTGAGTAAAGAGACGAAGAAAGAACTTGCCCCTGCAATCAAGAAGGTTCTTGCCGAGTACGGTGTCAAGGGAACCATCAAGGTTCGCACCGGCAGCACTCTGGTTGTGACCCTTCGGAAGATTCCTGATGGACTCTTCACTGACAAAGAGATTGAAAACGGTGTGAACGTCTACCATCTCGGATGGTTTGATGGCACTGCAAAGAATTTCTTGATGGAATTGCTTGCTGCCATGAAGGGTATAAACTGGTATGATCGGAGTGATTCGATGACTGACTATTTCGATACCGCTTGGTACAACGATATCAAGATTGGTGAGTGGAACAAGCCGGTGGAGATTGTATAATGAAGGTTGCGGTTATTCACGGTGTGGCAGAAGACTTTGCTCGCACCGTTGCTTTTGTCGAGGTCGCTGATGGAACGAGTGACATTGATGCATGTGAGATTGCATTTACTCTCACCAACTCGATTGATTGCGGTTGGTGGGATAATGAAGATGTGACTCCCATGTTTGGTGGAAAGACCTGTCGCAGCACGATGATGGGTGACATGGTTCTGGTTGGAACGACTAAGTATATTTGCAAAATAACAGGATGGAGTGAAGTATGAAAGACAGAAACCTCAACAGTGATGGATATGATACGTCAGAGTTTGATTTTTTGCTAGACACTGTAGGTAAAGAGGGTGCTCTAGAAGTTCTGAATAAGTATCGTGTTATTAGTAATGAAAGGGGTGAAACTCTTTGCTGGGTATCAAGATATGCATATCACTCTGCTAAAATGTATTCGGGTAAGGGTGAGTCCTATTCATTTAATAAGTGGAAGGAGTATATGAAAAATTATATTGAAGGCCCTCAAATGGAATTGCCTTTGCTGAGAAAAATAGAAGTGTGGGAGAAAGCATAAATGTGGACATATAAAAGAAATTCGAAGGGTGCGCTGAGTTCAGCAGTTGTTCGACGGATGAATATCGTTGGTAACCTAGACCTTAGTGAAAAAGAGAATAGGGTTACGTTTGGGTATTGTTATCTGGAGTGGATTGAACGTGATTAAGGCACTGTTGGTTGTCACTCTTATGAGTGGTGCAGAGTATGCAGTGAACATGCCAGACATGAACACATGCATGAAGAATGCAAATCTTGTCGAGGGACAAGGACGGGGTGCAGAGGCAATCTGCATCCCACAAGCAGATAAATCTGCGAAGGTTAAAGATATGTTCACCATGTTTGGTGACATGGTTGAGAGGTTGCAAGAGAATGAACTGGGAACGTCTAGTGGGAAATGCCGAGACAGCTTTAAGGGCATGTGAAGCATCTAAATCAGAATGGGGTATCCAGTACTGGTCTAATGTACTGGCATACCTATTGAGACAATCAGGGAGACTGAATTGATCAAGGTGCTTAGTGATGAAACCTTTGTGAAGGACGATCCTGTTCGTCCTTCTTTATCATATGCATTTCGCAAGTCTGTGGGCGAGATGTTCTACATTGGCGAGGATAAACCTACCGCCATTGTATGCACAGCATTTACAACAGACATTCCAAAAACTGTAAGAGAACTTGCCCTGTACTCACATCCACAGGGGGACAACTGTATCGCATACACCGTATGGAGTTATGCTCCCGGCGCTGGGCGTGATATAATCTATGAACTGAGAGACTATGCGATTGAAAACGACTTCAAACGTCTAGTCACATTATCACCCAAGACTGAGATGGCTCGTAAATTTCATCTTCGCAATGGTGCGTTTATTCTGAATGAGAATGAGGAGACGGATAATTATGAGTACGAACTATGAAACCTAAACACATTAAAGCACATATGAAGGCTGCACATGCATATGCAGAGTGCAGTACAGCAGAGAGACTTAAGGTGGGGTGTGTTCTGGTTAAGGACCACCGTATCATAAGTATCGGATACAATGGTATGCCTAGCGGTTGGACTAATGTATGTGAGGATGAAAGTGGTAAAACTAATCCAGAGGTAATTCACGCAGAGGCAAATGCTGTCGCAAAACTTGCAAGATCAAATGAGTCAGGTGAAGGTTCAGTAGCATTTATTACACATGCACCTTGCCTTTCTTGTGCAAAGATGTTATACTCTGCTGGAGTAAGTGAAGTTGTATATTCACAGGGATATAGGAAAACTGAGGGTATTGACTTTTTGGTGAACTGTGGGATACCTGTCACACAATATTTTTTGGAAGAGGAAGAAAATGGCTAACAATGTAAACACATGCATTGACATGGAAAATCTAAATTCGAATGCAGTTAATCTTATTAAGGAACTGTATTCTAGAGTGCGTGAAACTGAGAACTACAGGTGGTTCGGTGATATGTTTGTTGATGGGACAAATGTAACCTACGAACAGTCAGAAAAATTCGAGTGGACTGTTGAGAACATCGGACCCAAGTGGTGTTATATCGAAGACTTTGATGTTGATGAGAACGGTTGTATGATTCGAACTGTTTCTGCATGGGGCGCTCCTATCACTGCTGTTGAGAATCTGTTGACTGCAATTGCTGCAATCTGCCCTGATGTCGTTACTGAGGTGACTTATGAGGATGAGATGCCCAACTTTGTTGGTGCTAACTTCTATATTGGTGATGAACTAGACGAATCATCTGAGTGGGACTACGATGAACTTCTCGAAGAGGTAAAAAAGCATCATGACATTGAAGAGGACGAGGACGGTGATTTGACAGAAGAGAGTCAGGACATTGTGTGGGAAAATATCTGGGAAACATCCCATGACCTACAACAAGAATTTCTCTCTGAGTGTCGAGGAAGACTAAATGAAGACAATTGAGAGAACAGCTCTATCTGAGTTAATCTCAAACGAGAACTACGCCAGAAAGGTACTTCCACACATGAAGGTGGATTACTTTTCTGACCGTAGTGAGCGTATTGTACTTGAAGAGATACAGAAGTTTGTAGAGAAATACAACACTCTACCAAACAAAACCTCTATTGAAATTGAAATCGACACTCGCCGTGACTTGAATGAACAAGATGTCAAGGCGGTAATTGATGTGGTTAAGAGTCTTGAGAAAGACGATGATGCGAATTTAGAATGGTTAGTAGAGACTACAGAGAAATTCTGTAAGGATAAGGCAGTATATAATGCAATCGTTGAAGGTATTCAAATTATTGATGGAAAGGATAAGAATCGAAATGTCGATGCTATTCCGAGCATTCTCACTGATGCCTTGGCCGTTGGTTTTGATAACTCTGTTGGTCATGATTATCTACTTGATGCAGAGTCCCGATTTGAGTATTACCATACAGTAGAAGAGAAGATACCTTTCGACCTTGACTTCTTCAATCGTATTACTAAGGGTGGACTACCACCCAAGACACTGAACATTGCCCTTGCTGGAACTGGTGTGGGTAAGTCTCTGTTCATGTGTCACATGGCAGCAAACTGTATGAACCAAGGTAGGAACGTGTTGTATATCTCTATGGAGATGGCAGAGGAACGTATCGCAGAACGCATTGATGCAAACCTCATGAATATCTCTATGGAAGACCTACATAGTCTACCAAAGCAGATGTATGATGACAAGATCAACAAGATTATCAAGAACACCACAGGTCAACTGGTAATCAAGGAATATCCAACTGCATCTGCACACTCTGGACACTTTCGTGGTCTTATCAAGGAACTCGCAGTTAAGAAGTCATTCAAACCAGATATCATCTTCATTGACTATCTAAACATATGTGCATCCAGTAGATTCAAGGGGGCAGCAAATGTCAACTCGTACATGTATATCAAGTCGATTGCTGAGGAACTTAGGGGACTCGCAGTTGAAACAAATGTCCCGATTATGTCGGCTACACAGACCACAAGGAGCGGGTACTCCAACACAGATGTTGGTTTGGAAGATACGTCAGAGTCTTTTGGTCTTCCTGCTACGGCAGACCTCATGTTTGCGCTTATTTCTAGTGAGGAACTTGAGGAACGAAACCAAATCGCAGTCAAGCAGTTGAAGAACCGATACAATGACCCAACGATGAACAAGAGATTTGTTATCGGTATCGACCGTGCAAAGATGCGTCTGCATGACCTAGATGCAAGTGAACAGGAAGGTCTGGTTGACAGTAACCAGAAAGAAGACACATTTAATGAACCTGTATTTGACAATACAGATTTTGGAGAAGGATGGCAAGTATGAGTGAACATATTTGGGAATATGTATCAAGAGAAGGTGATGCAACAGCATCTATTCTATTGCGTGGTGATCATAAGTTCTCTGGAGTTATCTACTCCTACGGAACTATAAATCTACCAGAACCAAACGAGGATGGTCAAGCCAATCTATCGTTTGAATATCACATTGAAGACAACAACAACATTCCCCGTGACCAATTTGATGATGAGTTTTTCACAATGATTGGTGACATTCTAGTTGAGATTATCGACCAGAGAATGGTAGAAGGGAATCTACTTTATAAAGGAGGCACGGATGAGTAATTTTTTACAGGACGCAATTAAGGCAGCAGGAAACGAATACGCTGCAATCGTAGACGATGGAGTAGAGGCTGGTGATGTAGAGAACTTTATCGACACTGGTTCATACATCTTCAATGCACTTCTATCAGGTAGTCTATATGGTGGACTGCCATCTAACAAGATCACTGCGATTGCGGGTGAGAGTGCAACAGGTAAGACATTCTTTCTTATGGGTATGGTCAAGAACTTCCTTGATGCGAACCCTGAGGCTGGTGTTCTGTACTTTGAGAGTGAGAGTGCAATCACAAAGCAAATGGTGATTGATCGTGGTATTGATCCTAAGCGTATGGTTGTGATGCCTGTCACCACTGTACAGGAGTTTCGTACACAGGCAATCCGTGTTCTGGATGACCATCTATCGAAACCAGAGGGTGACCGTCCACAGATGATGTTGTGTCTCGACTCACTGGGTATGCTATCTACCACTAAAGAGGTAGAGGATACTGCCGATGGTAAAGAGACTCGTGACATGACACGAGCACAAGTCCTTAAGGCTGCGTTTCGTGTTCTGACACTGAAACTGGGTAAGGCAAAGGTTCCTATGGTGGTCACCAACCATACCTATGACGTTGTGGGTTCTATGTTCCCACAGAAGGAGATGGGTGGTGGTTCTGGTCTGAAGTATGCAGCATCATCCATTGTCTATCTGTCCAAGAAGAAGGACAAGGACGGCACTGAGGTTGTGGGAAATATCATTCACTGCAAGAACCACAAGTCTCGTCTGACTATTGAGAACAAGATGGTGGATGTAAGACTGTCCTATTCCACTGGGTTGGACAAGTACTATGGTCTACTGGAACTTGCTGAGAAGTATGAAATCTTCAAGAAGGTATCTACTCGTATCGAACTGCCTGATGGTTCCAAGCAGTTTGGTAAGACTATTCTGAATGACCCTGAGACATACTTCACTGAAGATGTCATGGNTCAACTAGAGGAGGCAGCAGGGAAAGAGTTCAAGTATGGTTAGTGTGAACCTATTCGATATGAACAGTGATATCATTACCATGAACATAGATGGTAAAGACATAGAGATGAAACCATCCATATGCTACGATAAAGTATATGACAAATGGTTAGTGAGTGAGTGTGGTAAGGTGTGGAGTTTTGAGAAGAATAAACTTATAAAAGGACAGACGTTACATAGATATAATAAGAACAGTAAATCGCTTGCCAAGATTGTTTACGATATAGTGTCGAAGGAAGAAGATTGGTGGGGAGATGGTTCTAGTTCACTTCATCATAAGGGAGGATATTGGGGTCGTAAGATATCTGCACATAAAATGGTAATGGATACATGGGCATCACTATATGACAATCCACCAGAGGGTATAGTATGGGAAGAGTGGGAGACTGTCAGAGACTTGCCTAGTGTATACAACCATATAAGCAAAACCGTCGTAATAGACCATATTGATGATGACCCTACGAATAATCACCTTGATAATCTAAGAAGAACGACTAGTTGGGACAATCATTACAGTAGGAAAGCAAAGGGTATTTAACGATCCCATGCCTTTATGGCAGTGAAGTTGTTAAAGGAGAACTCCATGCGGTCAACAAGTTTGACCGCATTTCCTTTTACACGATCAATTGCAACGTAACCTTCTGGACTAGTAACCTTATAACCATTGGAAGTGCGAATGAAGGTATCAGTCATCTGACGAACTGAGTTCAACTTGTCTACAATAACCTGTTTTGCTTCTACAAGTAGGTTCTGAAACTGAATAATGTTGGCAAGGTTGTTTGTATGCTTCTTGACCTCACGAACATACTCTTTCTGCATGTCTTGATATTTCTTCTTTCCAGCATCACTCTTTGCCTTCTCAATCTGTTTGTCGAAGTGCATTCTGACCCAATCCTCATATCCCTTTGCATGTGCGGCAGGATTAGTAATCTTCTGACCTTTACGGACCATGCTGTTGTTGTATGTCTTGAGTGATGCACCAGCAAGATTACCTGTCATACTGTCCTGTAGACGTAGGAACGCCTTTAGTCCATTTGCATTGATACGTTGGAATGTGCGACCTGTATCACTGAGGTATTTGGTTACTCGTTGTGTCTCTTTGTCTGTGAATGTGCTACTTCCAGATGTATCCTTGTATGTTGCATCATCCATCCACACTGAGGATGTCTTCTTGAGTCCCTTGATATCTGCACCAAAGGATGCCTTCATAGACTGTAGTTCATCACCTGTATATGTGGTGTGGAATACAATACCAATCTTTGCACGGCTCATGGACTTACCCAAATCACTGTCAGTAGGAACCGCATATACGATGGTGTTGGGTTGGAATGTGTAGTAGGACACCCCATCAATTGTATCAGTTTCGATGTCGTCGGTAAACATCAAATCACCCTGTAGAACACCCTTTATACCGATTTTAGAGAGTTCTGAGAGGGCTACTTTGAACTTACTGTTCAATGTACCAGACAAGTCAGCATCAATCTCCTCGTTGCTCTTATACAGTTTAGGATTGACGTTAAACACGGATTTCTTTGCGACAAAGAACTTTCCGTCTGCTGGGTCAATACCAGCAAAGATTGCGGGTGCTCCATCCCACTTAACAGTCATGTTTACGGAAGAACGGGAACTTCCTGCCAACATATCACGGAGAGAACGGAGAAAGTTAATTGCTGCTCGTCCACCATCAACGCCATAGTTGAGTATTTCGTCTTCAAGGTGTTCAAGATGTAAGTTCTTGCCACCTTTATCTTCAGAGAGGAGTTCTAGAAATGTGTCCATGTCTATATTTATACCATCTTAATTATTCTGTGTCAAGTACCTTGACAGATTGGTGTGAGTGATATATAGTCATCATATGTCTTTTTATACAAATGTTCTTCAATACGGCAACTCTCTTCTGGTACGTTATGTCGAGGACGGCAAACGTCTCACCAAGAGAGTTAAATATCAACCCACACTATTCGACCTTGTGACTACGAGGGAGAAAACAGGATACAGCACCCTAGATGGGCGTGCTGTACTACCGCATAAGTTCGACTCTATTCGTGATGCCAAGGATTGGATTGCGGATAGAGACAATCAGGATATCGTGTTTGGTAACACGCAATATCCCTACTGCTGGATTGCAGACGAGTATCCAGGCCGTGTCGATTGGGACTTGGACCAGATGCTTGTCATCACCATCGATATTGAGGTGGAGTGCGAGAATGGTTTTCCGAAACCAGAGGATGCACTGGAGCCCATGTTGTCCATTACCGTCAAGAATCATCAAACCAAACGCATTGTGGTGTGGGGATTGCATGATTTCCGTAATGACCGTGATGATGTGACGTATATCAAGTGCGAGAGTGAAGTTCATCTGCTCAAGGAGTTTCTTGCGTTCTGGGAGAGAAATGTACCAGATATCGTGACAGGATGGAACACTGAATTCTTCGATATTCCCTATATCTGCAATCGTATCAAACGAGTGTTTGACGAGGATGAGGTAAAACGTCTATCTCCATGGCGCAACGTATTTGACCGTCAGGTGTATCAGATGGGTAGAACACACCAGATTTACACCATCGACGGTGTATCTGCACTGGACTATTACGACCTGTATCGGAAGTTCACATATACGAACCAAGAACGGTACACGTTGGATCATATCGCACATGTGGAGTTGGGTGAACGCAAGGATGGCAATCCATTTGACACTTTTCGTGAGTGGTATACCAATGATTATCAGTCATTCATCGAATACAACATCACTGACGTGGAACTGGTTGACAAGTTGGAAGACAAGATGCGCCTCATTGAACTATGCCTAACGATGGCATACGAGGCAAAGGTCAACCTGACTGACGTTCTTGGTACGGTGCGATACTGGGATATTCTCATCTATAATCACCTTCGTGAGAGAAATCTGGTCATTCCACCCAAGAAAGAACATGGCAAGAACGAGAAATACGAGGGTGCATATGTGAAAGACCCACAGGTGGGTATGCACAACTGGGTGATGTCCTTTGACCTTAACTCCCTGTATCCACATCTGATCATGCAGTATAACATCTCGCCAGAGACGCTTGTCAATAGTGGTGCAGACCTTGCAGAAGGTATGGTGGATAAACTGTTAGAGGGTAAGGCAAAGAATGACACTGAGTACTGCATGACACCCAATGGTGCATTTTTCCGAAAAGATATCAAGGGTTTTCTACCAGAATTGATGGAGAGCATGTACAATGACCGTGTGAAGTACAAGAAGCTCATGCTGCAGGCGGAACAGGAGTACGAGGATACCAAGAACCCTGCACTGTTGAAGGATATATCCAAGTATAACAACATTCAGATGGCAAAGAAGATTTCACTGAACTC